GGTTGGGCTGGCCAGCTTGGTCGATAACCTCTAGCAACTTCTCCTTAGAGGTCACGTTCATGTGTTCGATAATGGCCTTAATCATGGCCCCATGAGCCGGTGACTGCGGCGGTATGACTTGTAAGATCTGAGCAAGCTGTTGCACTTCGTACTCACGCGCAATAACCCCCAATGAGCTAATCACCGAGAAGTGATAGTCCTTTGATGGGTACTTCTCTGGATCGAACTGCATATAACGCCAAGCAGTCTTCTTGATTAGTGGCTTAAAAAAGGATTCCTGAAAGTTAACCAAGGTGCGTCGTTGACGCTTCATAACCGCGCCCATGCTCATTGAGATACCGGCGGCGGTTGTGTCGCTTGATGGGCCTTTCGCCATCTCAGCGGCATCTTGTGAGCCAGTAGCTTGCTGAACCATCATCTGTAGGTTCTGGGCTTGGTTAAAACTGATCTGATCTACCTGCCCAAACTTAAAGGGCATGATTGACTCTTGTGGTGCGCCGTTGGTCAGCAAGACTTTCCCCGGACGTACCTCAAATTTGTCCCCTCGCTGGATGCGAGTGGCGTCAACCGCCATCATGGGATGAGTCGTTAGCGAGAGCGCATCAATACGCGCGCGCATTTCGGCATCAAGTGCCTTCTGAGACATGTAGCCCTTCTCACAGACACCACGACCCCAGAACCGGCTGGGTACTACGTCCCAAGGGAAGGCCGCAATAGGCCGATCTTGGCACATGTAAGGGTTGGCTTGAGCTTTGAGAATCTGGCCGTTAGCCATAACGACAATAGCCTCTGTGTACTTGCCGTTTTCTAGGTCTTCAGAGTCAACGCCCTCTTCCTTCAACAAGTCAGTAGGGACTAAACCGTAGTACCGTTTGACCCTTACCTTTCTAACCGGCTGATTAGTGATTTCAGAGTCGGCGTCAATGTCTGGGTTACTGGGGTCTTCCGTTAGCGTGATCGTGCGGTACAGACCGGCTTCTTGTTGCCGCTCAATATGGTGAATGCCAACAAACTCATCAATACAGACACCCATGGCACTGGTTACACAGGTCGCATTAGGGTCAATCAGGAAGTTTTTGGGCTGTACAGGGGTGAGCTTAACCATCACGCGGTCAATCTCGTTCACGCCATACTCTACTAGGGAGGTATCGGGCATGATGTCCAAGCCCTGCGTGGCTGGCACATACTCCTTAGTATCTTCAATCGTTATCTCGCCAATGCCTGTACCGTATACGGCGGCGTTAATAAGAATTTCTCCAATAGCGGCACGGTAGTTAGCGCGATCTATATCTTTGTGTAGCTGATCTCTAACCGCTAGAGATTCCTGCATGGTCGGTTGACCCTGCGGCATTTGTTGGCCACCACCCATCCCCTGCATGGCCTCGGGGGGCATCATCTGAGGAGGTTGACCTTGAGGGGGTGGGGGTGGAGTCTTTTTGCCCTCTTCAATATCAAACATAAATGCCTGACTGAAGGACGCTGTCTCAATTTCTGCTACAGCACTCTCAACTGCTTGCTGTAAGGCGGGGGCAATAATCTTGGATCGCTCTGACTGTCGGGTTTTGTCACCCTCAGCCCAGATGCCACGCCAGAGCCGGTAATATTCGTCTTGAGAACTCTCGTAATTAGTAGTGTAGTGGTCACGCCATTCTTGCGTTAGCGCCTCTAGCCACTCAGGGAGGCCATATTCTACTGCGAGGTGGTCAAGTTCTGATTCCATAGTGATCCCTAAAATCCTGATACCGCGTCTAACGGTTCATACTCATCGCCAAGCTCAATGCCATCCAGATAAGCAAGCTGAGCCATCTGATCGCAGTAGCTGAGTGCGTCTATAAGGTCATCGTGTACTAAAGTAGAGGGGAAGTTAGCCGCCTCATCTACAAGTCTCTCGTTCCAAGCGGCTTTCTTTAGAGAGATCATGCCGTTCGCAAATCTCCCCTCTAACGCCCACGCAATTCGGTCTTCTTTTTTCTGATTTCCGTGGGTTAATAGTTCTATGTGGAACATCCTGCTTCGTCGGCGCATTAAATCCCCAAGGGGAGACATAACTGCCTGCTGTGCGATGCCTCTTTCCACCCCAACCTTTATTGGTCGGTACTTATCAACGGCGGCAAAGATTTTTTGGCAGGTTTCGTCTAGGCTCCACTGGCCGTAGATCATGTCCTCGACCCACCACTTACCTTCTTGAGTTACTTTTGTTACCGCAATGGCAGAGTTATCGCGTTTTTTAGCTTTTCTCTGGCCCTGCTGTTTAAATCCAGCCAAGTCGATAGAGATGTAGTGGTCGCCAACGTCTTTTGATTCGTCGTGATACAGGAATTTGTCGGCATCAAAGATTCCACCCGTCCTAGCGTCAAAAGAAGCCATGAATTCTTGGGCAAATGCCCACGCCGGTAGGGTTTGACGCGCGTGTTCTATCTCAGATTTGTCAACAAGGGGGTTATCAAAGGACGTGAAGTGGAAATTCTCCCAGCCATCCCAAGAATCAGCCCCAGTAAACATGTCGTAGAAGTGATTTCGACCCTCGGGCGTACCAATGGCGATCATTGTGCCTTTCTGGTCGGCCAAAGCGGGCCTGAGAATGCTCTCAAACACGTCAGGCTTCATAAAAGCGTACTCATCTAGGACTAGGTGCTTTAACGAAACACCCCGCAGAGAGTCAGGTCTATCTGCTCCCTTTAAGTAAATAGTATTGCCACCGGCTAAAGTGATCTCTAGGTTGTTGATGTGGCTTCTTTCGATAATGTCGTTGGCTATATCAAAGATGGTGTGCCATAAAACATCTCTAGCCTGACCCTGTGTCGGCGCAACGTAAAAGACCTTGCCGGGTTTGTCATCTAAAGCGGCGAGGATAAGAGAAATAGCGGCTAGATAGGACTTACCAGTACGCCTACCAGCGGCAACGCACTTAAAACGAGCCTCGGATCTCATCACGTCCTGTTGCCAAGGAAGCAAAGATAAGTCGAGCGTCGTCACTGGAGGCTCACTTCCCTGCTTACCGGAGGCACTTCTTTCTCCTCCACGGAGTCTATCTGTAAGCCAGAGATATTTATTTGGACTGCGTTGCTGGTTTTGCTCTCCCCACTAAAGGAAGCGGTCGGGAGGATACGGTCGGCAATGATCTTAATGGCCCCTAGCTGGCCGTTATGGTCGTCGTCGAGGGCGATGTCAAAAAGCTTACGAACGTAGCGATCAAGAGAGGAGTGGGTCAAGAACTCGGTCTTCAACTCAGCCAAACGGATCTGCTGTTGAGAACGGGACATCTTAGCCATGGCCTTTTTCTCAGCGCGAGCAGTATCACGAACAGCCTTCTTACGGGCTTTTATCTCCTCTTTTCTGTCTTCAGAGTAGGACACAGCTACCCCTACAAGTTAGTAGACGCTAACATTTTAATACGTTTATTGCTCAAAAGTAAAACAATCAAGCGTGTTTGTTTTTTTAATTCTTTTGGAACCTCTGGGAACAATGCCAGTAAATATCTATAAATCAATTTTCCTTATGCAGGTTAGTAAAGAGGTTCCCAAGTGTTCCAAACGGGGTCTCAGACAGTGCATCGGAGAATCACCACCTACTGCCCGTCTGGAGACGAAACTCCGTCTTAGACATACAGCCAGCTCATTTTTCGGATTTCGTTTTTAGTAAGGGAGGGAGGGAACTGCCGAAAAATGTCTTCCCGCACCCCCTCCCCCCGGTCAGCCAAAACCTGTACATCCGTACAGTAAAATAGTTAGTGCTCACTATCGCTGAGAGCCGCATAAACACTAGGGGTATAGCTTCCTCATATTCGCATTTAAGGAAGATAGAATCGCATAGGTAAGCCAATCAGAAAACAAACCGGCGTGATTGTTTTGTGTCGAAATGAGGAGCATCCACAAGACTAAATTAAGAATAATCCAAGGCCATCAGACCTTACCCTTTACTCTCTCTATATCTCTACCTGATAACAGCAAATCATCGGCGGCAGTGCTGTACCTATTCACCATCAATCCGCAACAAGCCCCGTCAGGCTTTCCCAATCGCTTCAGGGGCTTATATCTCTATCGCTCTATCCGTTATCCGTACCCCATCTGATTCGCCCTGTATCGCCGCTCACACTGTAGTGATCGCTAAGCCGTCAGCACAAATGGCGCTTTCCAACCTATCTGCAAACCCAATAAACACACCATTTACAAAATAAATTAAAAAAAGTGTTGACAGATTAATTATCATTCGATTATCGTTTATCACAACGGTTACTCAACTCACTACATAAAAGGTAAATACATATGACAAATTTAACTGCAATCAAAATTAAGGATCTGGCTAAGGGTGAGTTTTTCATCCGCAAACCCGAAGCCAAAAAGGTATATGTCCGCGACGGTTACTGCGCCAGTAGCAAGAAATACATTGGCGGCGATTGGTCCGACATATCACGCGAGTGTTTGCTTAAAGGCGACACCGTTGTCTATACCGGCTTTGACTTCTAAGCCACCAACCAACCAGAGAGGATTGACTATGTATTACTACATCGCACCGCTAGCAGTCGGGACCGCTGTCAAAACGCCAGCACCTATCACTGACCGCACATACCACGATGAAGCCGAAGCGCACCGCGTCATCCGCGACTTGTGCAAGGTCGCCGATCTAACGCCATCCGACTTCATCATTTACAAGCTAACCAAGCCCCGCGACGGAGAGATTTGATATGGACAACCGTTGGAGACAATTTAGGTATCAAGTCCAGCAACGCGACTCACAAGCCATGATCGCTGAGTATCAAGCAGATGGCGTTCCAGAGTACGCGCAAACGGAATGGGTAAACCGGCTCAAAAAATCATACCCAATGAAGTCCGCGCATAGAGAGCTTGAATACTGTATTCGGGAAATGGGCAGATCACAGGATTTGCGCTTGATCGACACCAAAACCATGAGAGTCATCCACAACCATACGGGAGCAAAGTAAATGAGCAATTCAACCAGAACCAAACGCGATTGGGTACAAGTAATGGGTCGACTATCGGACCCCAAGCGGCGAGCCAAAGTTGCTAAGCAATTTGAAAAAGACCACGGCCGCCCGATGTCAGACCCTGACGCGTTCAATATGTACGTTTCATTTCCCATTGACCACTACGGCATCGTCGGCGCGTTTGAAGCGGCGCGGGAATACATAGCCCAAGAGGTAGAGACACACCGCGATACCTTCGAGTGGAAATTAGACGGCGCTCACTGGTAAACCCACCAGCACGCCAGCCTGCCCAGTGGCGACACTCGGCGGGCTTTCTGGGTGCCAGCAATGGCACAAACCCAAACCAAAAGGATTGAATTATGAAACAGCCCATTGACCATACCAAACGGATTAACGACCAACTAAAAGCCAAGCTACAAGAAATTGTGGCGGCGATGGACGCCGGTACATGCGCCCAAGACTTTGAGATGCCATTCAGCACTATTGGCAGTCGACCCTACAACCCAGCGACCGGCCATGCGGCAACGGGGACTAATGCGCTAATCGCGATGATGATGGGCCATACCCATTACTCCACATACGATGGCTGGCAGAAGCTTGGCTACCAAGTGACCGGCAAAGCGGACATGTTTTTGTCGCGCCCCAATAAATTCAAAATTGACGCGGACAAATCACCCAGCGGCGAGGATGAGTATCGTCTAGGTGGCTTTGTCTCTTTCGCTGTTTGGGGATTCGATACCGTGACACTCCGCACGCCAGAGACCGACGCGGAATTGAAGCGCGAGCCAAAGCACAAGATACCCGCCAAGCCTTGGACACCACCAGCAATACCAAAGCGATCCGATGTTGAAACCCGCGAGACTGTCGACGCATTTATTAATAATCTTGGCGCAAACATTAGCCATGCCCCAGAAGGGCGCGCATTCTACCGACCATCAACCGACAGCGTGACCATGCCGGTACGCGAGCTATTCAAGGCCACCAGCACCAGCACTGCGACCGAGGCGTACTACTCTACTTTCTTGCATGAGATGACACACTGGACCGGCCACAAATCACGGTGCGACCGATCCGACGACCGAAGCAAGCGCGGCTATGCCTTTGAAGAATTGGTTGCGGAGATAGGCGCCATGCTCATGTGCGCCGACTTAGGCGTGACAGCATCGATGCGTTTAGACCATGTGTCATATATCGCTGGATGGCTCAAAGCTTTGGACTCAGATCAAAAGTATATCTTTAGTGCTGGCAAGTTGGCACAAGATGCGTGTGAACACATGCACAGTCTTCAACCAGAAAACCAAACGGTTGCCGCGTAAGCGGCTCCAACTCAAGGAGAGTGAGATGATCGATAAAGCAATTAAGGGTAATTACTACTGGACTCATCGCGGAAGCCACAAGAGGTATTTCCCTCACGCCGAAGTCATCAAAGTGTTTGCAAAAACTGGCGGCAAAGCATTTCCGCTGTGCGCTGATGTCAGAGCTTGTGAGGATGGCACCGAGCACCAGAGCAACATGGCTCACCCAACCAGCACCGGCTCTTTGTTTGAAACTTATGAAGCGGCTGTTGAATACGGCAAGCTTCAAAAAAGACTTAGCGAGAGGAATAAAAAACAAGTAGAGACAAATACATTTTATGTGGAAACGCGCAGTCTATCGGATGAGACCGACTATCTCATTACCAAAACGCAAGCCGAAACTGCGCGCGATGCGGTAACCAAGATCAAGCGACAACATGCCGAAAGCGGCGCTGATAATCGCGACTTTACTTACACCATTAACCCACACTCAAACTGGTGAGGAATCAATTATGAAAACTGAAATTCTGAAGCTAATAGACGAGCGTTCCGACCGGAACCGTCACGATTTCCAAGAAGGATGGGTCACTCGCGAGGAATACATCGCAGTGAAAGCCGAGATGCTGATTCTACAAGCTCGCGTAGAAGAAATAACTGAATCATCTAGTAACCGTAAGGATAAATGACTATGAAAACCATAAAAGAATTAGGTCTGACATATCAGGGATTACTGATCA